AAGTGTCATCCATCTCGTTTCAAAAACTTCATTCCATGTTTTAGGGTTGTAATCTTTTGCATCAGGATCAGGTAAAACATCAAGAGGGTCTTTGGAAGTAATACGAATTTCACCTTCAACGTGGTCGGAAAAATCCAACCGTACATCAAAGTAACCTCGACCATCCATGATAAGACCATCAGAAAAGACCTGCTGCTCAACCCAATCCATCTTATTATTATCAGCAATCTGCATATATAATTTTGTAAGGGTAGCTGCAACTTCAGAGTCCCCACCACGGCGCGGCTTGAACTGAATATCTGCACGGCGGCTGGCTTGTTCACCAAGGACAGTATTAACTGTAGGCAAAACAGTATTAATAGTTAAGGCTGGTCTGCCTTCAGCTTCCAACGCAGACAGGTCATTCTGGTCCCACTGATCCCCTCGATAATAGTCATCACATTTTTTTGCTAATTCAACATATTCTTTATGCCCATTATCTCTAGCCCTGACATACCTATCCCATTGGCTACGTGCTACTACTTCCTCTGCTGCTGATTCGTTTTTAGCTGCCATAACTACGCACTCATCGCTGATTTATGACGATCAGATTTAGCTAATTCATCTAGCCGATCCCGCCAGCTCGGTTCTTTAATAACGGGAGCCTTATATGTAGCAAACTCAGTCATCATTAAACCCAACCATGCCAACGCATCTACCTGGTCATCGTGAATACCATTAGGGAACCGTAAAAGTTCAGCAACTAGTGGACCTGTAAAAATTGCATTTTTAGGAAAGAAAACCATTCCTTGCTGCATACGCCCTTGAATCGCCCTAGCTCTCGCTTCTTTATCCCTACGCCCCGTTTTTAAATCTTTAAAATACGCTTCGTATAACCCGCGTTCCCGTACCCGCTTTTCAAGGAATGGCCCAAGCGCCATTTCAATATGGCCTTTCTCAATTCCTATAATAGAAGGTTTCCATTGCTCATAGAAATCCAGAATTTTTTCTACGAGTTCAAAGCCATCAAAACGTCCTCGTATGACATCCATAATATAAAGTCGATCGTGTTCATCAACTCCGATACAAACCCCTACACTATAATCATTACGATCTCTTTGTCCAATCGCCAAATCCCATGCGGCATAATAACGCATCTGTTCCTGATTTATATCATCAGACTCATAATAGTTAATCATTTTTCGCGTAAAGTACTCACCGTCATCTGCAACCGGATTCTGTTGATACAGCGCTGACCAATCCCTCGGCCCAACCGCTCTACGAATTCGTGACAGCGAATCCAGATTGTAACGCTCTGGATGTAACGCCTCACCAATCGCCCTGAATTTCTCTTCCTCATCTGCAAGAGCTGGATAACGAACCACCTCCCACTGATCACCACCGTCATTTTCAGCTCGTAGTAACCGACCCGCCAGATCGTCATCATGCCAACGGGTCAGGATAACAAGCACACCACCACCAGGTGCTAACCGCGTATAAGCTGTCGAGGTATACCAATCCCATGTGGAGTCACGGTTATTTTGCGACTCCGCGTCCTCGCGGTTTTTAACCGGATCGTCAATGACTAGTACGTGCGCTCCCTTACCTGTAATACCACCACCGACACCAGCAGCCACAAAGCCACCGCCTGTCGTAGTCAACCATGCTTCTGCGCTCTGACTTTCAGGATCAAGCCTTGTAGGGAACGCCATTTTGTATCCTGGTTCACGAAGCAGCCCACGCACCTTGCGCGAGAACACCATAGCCAGCCCACCCGAATACGAGCAGCTGATAACTTCGTGTTGCGGATTACGTCCAAGATGCCAAGCAGGAAACGCAATACTCGCTAGTGTAGATTTACCATGACGCGGTGGCATGGATAACATAAGACGCGGCGATTTTTTGTCTGCCACTTCTTTTGAAAATTTTTCAAGGCGTTTACATATATCCTTGTGTACCCATCCAGCATTATACTCAGGATTAAATCTTTCAACAAACGGCAGTAATCTTTTCCTTGTAAGGAAGCGTAGCGCTAATTCTGTTCTGGCCTTATCTTCAAGTGACGCTTCAGCCACTATTTCAGGTTTTAAGATTGGCGTAGCTTCAGGTAATTTTTCAGCTGCATCAGCTTTACAGTAAACACATAACCCATCGCCACCACTGAACAAGGTAACAGGATATAATGTTTTACACCGTTTGCATTTAGCTGACTCGTCAGTCATTAGCAGACGGTTCCAGATACTCAGTCGCTTTACCTGCGAGTTTCAACAGCTCTTCATCAGACAACCGTTCGAGCTGCTTGGACCCGTTAATCTGTATGTTTACCTGAGGAGTATTTTCCTGTGCGTGTAACCCATGCAGCTTACACAACGAGTCAGTTGTGTTTTTCATCTCGGTTGCATTGGAACTCGCACTGTACGCCTCCATGTACATAACGTGCGCGTTCTTACGTTCAAACTTGACAGTCTCACGAGTCTCCTCACGAAAAAAGTCAATGGCCTTTTGAACATATGGTAACTGTGTTGTTGCCCACGCTTTCTTTCTGTTGCTGTACCCCGCTCCTCTGCCAGCGGCGGCGATAGACATACCAGAAGCGATCAGCGTGACCAGCTTTTCTTGCTGACGAGTGAGCGAGCCTTTGTGCAATCCCATATAGGGGAGTTGCGATTCGAATTCGGTATGTGGACTTACCTTGAATTCGTCAGCTTCCTCATCAATGGATGTGACCTTGGTTTTCGTATTCAACTTGTCCAACCATAGAGTTATTTACGTGAACGAATATGGGGGCATCATCCCCGTGTTCCAAGAACCTGTTGCCTTCGACAACAGCGTTTGCTTCGTCAGATGATAGCCCTGTTTTTTTAAGCAAGCCGTGAGCTATATCAGCGTTATACACTAATACTTCGTTCTTTCCATCTCTTGAGCAGGTTCCAATGATCGCAGAATCCAGACCTTCGAGAGCTATAACTTTGACCATGTGCATAATATAGAAGCAACTGTAAATCACTGGCATGAAAATTACTAGAAATTTTTTATCAATTTAGCATGGAAATCGGTGACAATGGGTCTCCCCCCACAGTCACAGTCAAAGTCAACCCCCGAACCGAGACCAATGGAACCTTGTATCGAATTCAACTTTGGAACCTTGTCCCACATCCCCTTACAACCACATCGGTTTACTTTATGATCATGAAACTAACTGTCAAATAGGAGACAATATCATGGCAACAGCAACAAAACAGCACGAGTACATCAAACAACTAGAGCAACGCGTCTCAGCTCTTGAGAACCCAACCTCCCTGACCAAAACAGTAGTAACACGGGTCAGAGAGAACCTCGACAAACCACCCACGCAGTTCAGCAACACAGCCGCAACGGTCGCAGCAGTCGCAACAATCCTCTTCTTAAACTAATCTAACCCATCCACCATCCAGATCGAGGGGGCATCTACGCCCCCTCAAGGATATCAACTGTGTGAACACCGTGGGGGATATCCCCCACACCCCCTTAAACCATACTAACTAAGGACATCAACCATGACTTACCCTTACAGAACCAAACAAGAACGAGAACTCCGCCACAACTACGAGTCGCTTCGAACCAAACGCAAATTCCAACTCAAGCGCTTCTTTCTTAACGCAGTAACAATCCTCGGCATCGGCATGGCAGCCTTAGCCATCACAGCTCTGTTCTACCTCTTAGCTGTCTCGCTTCTCCTCCTCGCTTAGCCCTGGCCCCAAGGATGGACCCAGGGCTGGGGGTTACTTGCCTGCCCTAAAAACAAATCGGTTTACTTATTAACATTAACTAACGGAGAAACATTATGTCTAAACCAAACCGCCCACGACGTAGTAGTAGTATGGGAGACCACCATTACCTCTCAATTCTTCAACAGCAACAGCTGCTTGAGCAGATCAAACAGAATTGTAAACTAAACGGATGTCCATTAGACGAGCGGAATCAGTGTTTACCTGGGCACTGTGCTTTAACCGGAGAGTCTGAATCTGATGATATAGCCCACGGCTTACTTAAAAAAACAGGGCTATCATCTGACAGCAACGATTAGCCCTGGCTCCAAGGATGGACCCAGCCTGGGGTTACTTGCCTGCCCCAATGTCCCAGAGTTGCAAGATTTACCAGCGATCCTGCGTTATTCACCTGTCAGCGTGACTGTGTCAACTGTGTCACCTCTGTGTCAACTGTGTCACCTCTGTGTC